GAGCCGCAGGTACTGCTGCCGCTGGTACTGCTGGGGTAGCAGCAACTCGTGGAGGAGGAGACAAAGAACCTGAAGCTAAAAAACCTGTGGCGAAGAAAACCGAAAACACAAGAAAACCCACTGCGCCTCCACCCAAAGCAAAAAAGAAAACCGTAGAGCAACGCAGACAAGACGCAGATCGCAGTGGGCCAGTAGGTAAGACTAGAATAACAGGTGATAAAGGGACCAAACGGTTTCTTGAAAGAGACAAATTACGAAAAACTGCACGAGAAGCCACTAAAGTGGAAAGACCTCCCAAGGTTAAGTCTGCGGCTGATTCGTTAAGAGAAGGCACTGCTAGGAGTGTTGCAGAGGCTAAAAGAAAAGGGCTTGCTACTTTTACTAATGTTAGAGGTGACGAGAAAGCTGCTGTAACTAAAGAAGAGTTAGAAGCATCGGGTATGAGTCTGCGAGACTACTTGAATAAACAACAGGGTAAAACTCGCAGGGGTATGATGAAAGGCGGTGCGGTTAAAAAGCCGTTTAAAGAAGGAAAATTGGTTAAAGCAAAAGCCAAAACAAAACAAAAAGTACGCGGTGCGGGTATCGCTAAAAGAGGGGTTCGTCCTTGTAAAATGAGGTAGTACTTATGAAAAAACTTGAGGTGTTTCAGAATGGCGTGTTTTCTGCTACAGGGTTACCTGTATATCAGATAGGCACTAAAAATGAGGATGGTACCTATGATATTACTGTGTACGATCTCATGGATGAAAGCCAAGCTAAAGCAAAGTTACAGGAACTACAACCTGAGACTAAAGTAGAAGCAAAGCCTAAAGCAAAGCCTAAAGCTAAACCAACGGTAAAGCTACCTTCTAAATCTGATCTTAGCGGTATGACTAAGATAGAGATAGAAGAGGAGATGCGGTTTCACGGGTTAGAGTTAGATCGCAGAAAGTCTAAGAATGATTTGGTTAAAGAAGCTGTTGCTTATTTAAAGAGTATGTAATGCCAGACCCAAAGAAAGGAACAGGTAAGAAACCGAAAGGTAGTGGTAGAAGACTCTATACTGACGAAAACCCTAGAGATACGGTACGTATAAAATACGCCACCGTGCAAGATGCTAGGGACACGGTGAAAAAAGTTAAGAATGTAAATAAGCCTTTTGCTCGAAAGATACAAATACTGACCGTGCTTGAACAAAGAGCTAAAGTGGCAGGTAAACCACAACAGGCAGCTATAGCTAAACGTGGAAAAGAAGCTCTGAGAAGAGCTAGAAAAGGTAAGTAACTATGGCAACGTCAAATACAACAGCATTTGATATGGACTTTACGGAGATCGCTGAAGAGGCGTGGGAACGTGCTGGACGAGAGATGCGTTCTGGTTACGACTTACGTACAGCACGTAGGTCTATGAACTTGATGATGATAGAGTGGCAAAATCGAGGTGTTAATCTATGGACGATAGAAGAGGGCACTGTAACTCTAACCAAAGGTTCTTCTCAATACACACTACCCGCAGATACAATAGACTTATTGGAACAAGTTATAAGAACTAATTCCGGTAATACTTCCACGCAGTCTGACCTTACATTAAATAGGATAGGCGTAGGTACTTTCGCTTCTATACCTAATAAGTTAACTGAAGGTAGGCCAATACAGGTGTGGATAGACAGACAGAGAGATGCGCCTGTGTTAAATCTGTGGCCTGTTCCAGACAAAAATGATACTTACGTCATAGCGTATTGGCGTATCAGACGTATTCAAGACGCGGGTAGCGGGATACAAACAGCAGACATGAATTTTAGGTTCTTACCTTGTTTGGTTGCAGGATTAGCGTACAACATTGCTTTAAAAACACCTGAATTAATGGATAGGGTGGCGATGTTAAAAACTGTATATGAAGAGGCGTTTGCCCTAGCAGCCGCAGAGGATAGAGAGAAAACTTCAGACTACTACAGACCGCGCATAGGGGTCATATAGTGGCTAGGTACGCTTCCACGAAAATAGCGGTAGCGGAGTGTGACATTTGTGGATTTCGTTATAGACTTAAAGAACTGAAGAATCTCATACAAAAAGGGCGAGATACAAATATAAAAGCTTGTCCTGAATGTTGGAACCCAGACCAACCACAACTTAGGTTGGGTGAGTTTCCGGTAGATGACCCGCAAGCCCTGCGAGATCCAAGGCCAGATTTTGCAGGTCGAGAGAGTAGTAGAAAGATACAATGGGGTTGGAATCCTGTGGGTAATGGTAACAATCCTTTTGATCTAACAGATAACGATTTGGTTGGAACTGGAAGTGTGGGTTCCGTAACAGTCACCACAACATAAGGATGTAATTATGTTATTTGAAGAACCAAAGAACAAAAAGAAGAAAAAGAAGAAAGTGGACAACTCTAAAGGTGTAAAGATACGCGGCACAGGAGCAGCCACTAAAGGTCTGTATGCAAGAGGCCCGATGGCATAACTTATGAACTATACCGAGTTAAAGGCAAATATTCAGGACATATGTGAGACTACTTTCACAGATGATCAGTTAAAGCTGTTCACTCAACAAGCCGAGCAGAAAATATACAATACTGTTCAGTTTCCTGCGTTACGTAAAAACCAAACAGGTAACATGAGTAGTGGAAACAAATACCTGACTCTACCTACTGATTTTTTGTGGTCGTATTCTTTAGCTATTATAAGTTCAAGTGAATACATATACCTTTTGAATAAAGACGTAAATTTTATACGAGAAGCCTACCCCAACCCAGCTACAACGGGTGTTCCTAAACATTATGCGTTTTTTACAGACGAGTCTTTAATTATAGGTCCAACTCCTAACGCAGCATTTGACGTTGAGTTTCATTATGGGTACTACCCAGAATCAATAGTTACCGCTAGTACATCTTGGTTAGGAGATGACTTTGATAGCGCACTGTTGAACGGAGCCTTGGTAGAAGCCATACGTTTTATGAAAGGCGAAGCTGATATGGTCGCTCTTTATCAAAAAATGTATGTAGAGGCGATTACTCTACTTGGTGCCCTTGGGGATAACAAGTTACGAGAAGACGCTTATCGTTCCGGTCAATATAGAATGAGTGTAGGTTAATATGTTTGATGTAGAGGTAAAAGCTTCTGTAGGAGGCTTTGAAGTACAGACTACTAACGAGAGAGGACACACTCCAGAAGAGTTAGCGGCAAACGCTGTGGCTAAGATCATAAACATTGCCGATAGTGCCGATCCTGTACTAAGACAACAGGCAGAAGCGTTTAGAGAAAGAATGTTCTATGTAATTGTACATGCTTTGAATCAAGCTATTAAAAGTGATAGAACTACACTTTATAATGAATTTAAGAAACAAGGCCATGCTGATGTGGCTGAAACACTGAGGAAACTATAATGGCTATAACGCAAGCGTTATGTACATCGTTTAAGCAAGAGATACTACAGGGTATACATAATTTTACTAATGGTTCTGGTGGAGGTACCACTACTTCTACTGGCACTGGTAATACTTTTAAAATAGCTTTGTTTACTAGTAGTGCTAGTCTTGGAGCGAGTACAACTGCTTATGCCGATAGTAACCAAGCGTCTGGAACAGGGTATTCAGCAGGAGGTAATACGCTAACTAACGTAACCCCTACAACCTCAAGCACCACGGCATTGGTAGATTTTGCGGACACTACATGGAGTAGTTCCACCATAACGGCCAGAGGAGCACTTATATATAATTCTTCAACCACGGCAGGGTCTGCAAATAGGGCGGTGGCAGTATTAGACTTTGGTACTGATAAGACAACTAGTTCTGGGGACTTTACAATAACTTTCCCAACCGCAGACGCAAGTAGCGCAATAATTAGGATTGCTTAATGTCTAATGTAAACATAGTCTTTGAAGGCTATAACAGTATAACTCAAGGTTATAACGAAGGTGGTTATAACCAAGACGTAGCTTTTACAGGACTAACTAGCGCACTAGGTAGTGTTACTGCTACAGACGGAACGGGGATAAATGTTACTGGAGTCTCAGCCAATGCCACGGTTGGTAATACAACAGAAACGGCTGGTGGAGGTATATCATTAGGTGTTACAGGTGTAGCGGGTACATCAGCACTCAGTTCCGTGAATGTATGGTCTGAGGTAGATCCTAGCCAAACACCTAACTACCAAGCTATATCAACCACACAAACACCAAATTGGACGGACATAGCGGCATAAATTATGGCAACCTATGAAAATAATTTAGTAGTAGCAGAACCCGCAGATGGAGAAAGTGGCTGGGGTACACTTACCAACACTAGCTTAGAACTAATAGGCGAAGCATTAGGTATAGGCACAGAAGCCATAGTCACTAATGCAGACACGCACAATACAATTATTGCTCAAGGGGCTACTGACCCCGGAAGAGCCATGCATCTTCAGTACACAGGCACACTAGACTCTACTTGTACGATCACTATTTCGCCTAATACTATAAAACGAGTACAGATTATTGAGAATGCGACCAGCGGTGGTCAGTCGATCATTATCAAGCAAGGTTCTGGTTCTACAGTCACTATCCTTGCTGGAACAAAAAGGATCGTATATCTTGACGGAGCAGCGGGTAGTGCAGCAGTTGTGGATGTTACGGCAGCGGCTTTTGGCGCACAGGCTTTTTATGTCCCATCTGGGACTACAGGAAACAGACCAACAGGTGTCGCAGGAGCTTTCCGATACAATACAACGACAGGTGCGTTTGAAGGCTACACCGACAGTTGGGGAGACATAGGCGGCTCTGGTGCAACCAACGTATCTCTAAACGAATTTTCTGGTAACGGTAGCACCACAGCCTTTACTTTATCTGCTGATCCCGGCACAGAAAACAATACTCAAGTTTACATTGATGGTGTTTACCAAGAGAAAGGTACATACGCTGTGTC